TTTAGTTAATTCTAAAGTATATGTTTGTGAATTTTTACTTGATAAATCTCTCGTTATAAGTTGTGTGTTTCCTCCTGCCTCTATCTTTACCCTTATAGGGTATGCACCATAAGCAGTTATCGTATAAACAGGGTTTGTTCTATCAGTAAAATCACTACCACTTTCTAATTTAGGGTATCTATCTATATGTGGTAAATACATTGTTCCTGATGTTGACCCACTCTTATATGATGTAGAAATAGAACCATCTACATATATCCCACCAAAGTTTCCACTTGAATCACAAGTAAAAGTTTCGTCTTTTGTAACAAGTGTATAACTTCCATTTCCATAACTTGTTCCTATTCCTACTGTGTTTCCATATACTGAGGCATTTCCCCATGACCAGCTTATATTATTACCTGTTACGTTTAAAACGCCGTAAAGCCTAACTGTATGCGTTCCTGCTGCCTTGTCAGTTGATAGTATGTCGTATCCTATTTGATAATTAGCCCATGTATCGAAATTTGATGTTCCTAATACTGTCATCTAATCACCTACTCATATAACAAGAAAATAGAACCTTCATCTGCACTAACTGGTAGAGATGTTCCATATCCTATTTTTAAGTTTGTTCTAGCAGTACTCCAACTATCAAATGAGTTATTACATTGTCTTGAGTTACTTAATCTTGGGTCTGTTGTTGTTACATAATCACTTGGTATTGAAGCAATAGCATCATCTAACTCTTCTGTTAAAACTTCATTTATATATCCCTTTATGTCTGCTCCTGCTTTATCAAATCTTTCTTTCAACTCAGAACTTGTTAGTCCATCTATTGTATTTGGTTGGTCTGATAACGCTTGAATATTATTAACATTTACTGTAAATTTCGTTAAAGCCATTCTCGTTCCTCCTTACATTGTTTTTAAAACAAAAACTATTGCAGCAATTGCCAATCCAATAATTGTTCCTGCTATAGTCCTTGAAATCCATCTTATTTTGTCATTTATTTCTTCTATATCTTTTTCGTTTTGTTCTGCTTTTACTCTTGCTTCTTCTGCTTTGTCTTTTGTTTTGTTATAGTCATCTATTTTTACTTCGATTGTTTTTAGTCTATCCAAAACTTCCCTTTCAAAATCTTTCTCCATTTCATCCACCTACTTACTTTCTCCAAAACTTTCTACTCTTAATATTAACTGTAGAATAGTACAATCGGTATCTTCATTATTGTCGATTGTTATTTTTAAATTGGTAAATTTTTTTGCCTTTAGTTTTAATCTAAATGGCTGTGGATTGTTTGACACTTTAAAACTGAACTTAGAAAAATCTACATTATCAAGAAGTAATATCTGGTATGATATTTTCTTTTTAACTGTCGATTCTGCCCTATTAGTTATATAACTTATTTCTGCACTACTTGAAGCCTGTGGTTGCATTAAAACCCACATTCTACTCATTGTCTTACGTAAATATGCAGCATCAAAGTCGTCAAAGTTCATTTCCCAATGAGCATATATCGTATCTCCATCAAATGTAGAAAATTCATCACCCCATTTTACTACTCTTCCATCTGTTAAACCCATATATACGTTGTTACCTAAGTCTGCCATAACATCTAAATCATCTGTTATCCTTATCCTTGAATATGTCTTGTTGTAGTAGTTGTATATATAAATTCTATTTCCGTGTCCAAACCATAGTTGGTTTTCCGATTGATGGTCTAGTGTTTTCATTAGTTTTAAATCTAAGTTGTTTAGGTCATATCTTATCTTCTGTGATATATCTTCCATGTTCTTTTCATCACGTACATTGGTTGCTTTCCATAATATTAAAGCATTTTTATCTATTGTTACTGGATAGTTGTCTATTAACTGTCCTTGACCTGGTGCTACGTTTCCGTGTATCTCATTTAATGGGAATGTTGCAACACTTGGTACATACCTTTTTGCAGTAGAATTATCTGCTAACTTAACATCTAATACTTCGGTTGATATAGTCATGTAATATGCCTCTGGTCTATTCGTAGTGGCTAAAAGCCTATCATACTGCCTTGTTAAGTCTGTTAAAGCAAAGTTTGATGGTCCTACATCTACTTGTGCTGTAGCAGGGAAATATTCAACAGAAGGCATTACATTTGCTCCATCATCTGCTATTCCACTAAAATATGTCCTATTTGGCATTTGACTGTTTCCATATAAGAATACCCTTGTGTCTAAATCTCCACCAAATACAGTTCCATATCTCATTCCTTCGATTATTGACCTATCTCCATCTTCTAACGTCCAATAAATATCTACATTATCCATTCCTTGTGCTGGTGCTGTTGTAAATGTTACAGTACCGTTTACTAAGTCAACAGTATAATCTGTGGATACAGTCATTTGAGTTCCATTTACCAAAACTTTATCAACAGAAGTTAGGTTTCTTCCTGATATGGCGTAGTTTTGTGCTAAATGATAAACCGTAGATGTTCCATCACCATTAAATGTCTGGTGTTTCTTTCCGGTAAGCATATTTATTTCATCATAGATAACTCCTCCACCAGCAGGTGGTGTGTTAATAAAAACGAGAGGTGTATATCCTTCCACCTCTCTCAATGTTGTACCGTCCCAACTCATATATTTTCCACATAAAATATACACTTTCTTATCAAATGTAAAGAATGTCGTTTCTCTATCGTTTATTGTTCCTATTAGAGTAGGTTCTACTCCATATACTGGTTCTGGCTCTACATCATCTTCTAAATCATCATCTACTGCTATGTTTTCCCAATCGGCATCTAGTTCTGATTGTAAGAAGTAATAAAGTTTTCCATTAGTTGCTACTAATAAATACTCTATTCCTCCTAGATTTGTAGAATACATTCCTCTAATAGGATGTTCAAAATCATAAAAACTCTTATATCCGTGTATCTTTCTTAATTTATTGTCATTAGTTATATAGAAGTTATCCATATTTCCAGATTCGCCTGGTTCTATTTGCGTATCTCCTGTTTTGGATATGTTTAGACCTAAAAATTTTTCAATCTTTACTGGTTTTACAGTTTTATTTTCTTTTAACTGTGCCCTTTTATCACCTCTTAATAACTTAATGTAGCATCATATTTATCTGCTCTTTTTTCTGGCTTTCTTGGTGTTGGTTTCAAGAACATACCTTTCATTTCTTCATAGCGTTGTTGAAAGAAATTTGCTAAGGTTTTATCTTCATGTAACATTAAATGTGCTGCCAAACCGTTTGCTAATAATGTTTCTGCTTTAATTGTATCTACTTGAACAGTTTGGTCTAATGTCTCTATTGTTACAGGCTCTACTCTTTCCTCTTCTTTTCTGTAACGGTTTTCTATTCCAATCAGTTCGTTCTGTAGCATTGTTAGTATATGCGGTGCTTTTGCTCTATATTCTGCTGTTGCTTCTGCATCTAAATCACCTGATGTAAGCATTTCGTCTATTAAAGCCATTGTTCTATTAAAAATATCTTCTGCTAACCTTTTTGTTACCTCCTCAAAAAAAGAGTCCTTTTGGGCTCCTTTTGTCAAGAGATAAACTCTTGAACTTTTTATCCTGAATATGAAGTGAAGTGTGAATAAATTGCGTCTTTCTTTCCTTCAAGAACAAATGTGTCGTAACGAACACGACCTTCTACAAGGTTACCATTGATTCCTGGTGGGTCTCTATGGATTTTATAATCAGTTAATTTCTTAGGGTTGATTGTTGCGATTGGGTGAGTGATGATGAATTCACAGTTTCCAGGTAGGTAAGAACTTGGAACTTTGATTACTGGAACTCCATCAATTTCTCCTACAATTCCCTTGTATGATAACTTAGTAGCCATATCTCCAGTCTTAGTGAATGAAGAGTCTTGCTTAATTGCTTTGTAGAATGAAGTATTAACTACTGCTACTCTACCTTCAGTTGGAACAAGTTTGTTATCTAATGCTTCTTGTCCATCTAAGAATTTTTCATAAGCATTTGCTTTAGAAATTGCACCAGTTCCATAGTTAGAATTTGCTACAGAAGCAGCAGCGATTTCTGCTAATACTTGTTTGTCTTGTGCAGGTACGATTACTTGGTCGATTTGTCTCTTTAGTGCTCTACCAGCATCTTTAACATTTAGTTGGTCTTGGTTATTTCCTTTGTCGATAGTGAATGTAAATGCTTTATCAGTCTTTAATTCATAAGTATCAACATAGTCTTGTAACTCATCAGGATTTCCATAACGAGAAGTTCCTGTTCTTGTGTAGTCATTTAATGCTACAGTTGGAATACGATATACATGAATTGTATCTACTCCATCAAAATTATAATCATTGTTTACCAATGGTGCTGTAAATGATGCTTTTTTGAACGCTTCATCTACTTTTCTTTCGTATTTTTCGGCTAAATTTACTGCCCTTTAAATCATTCCTTCCTTTTATCCGTCTAAGAACCCTTCTAAGAATGGGTCCTCGTCATGTTTTTCATTTGTAGGTCCTGTCTCTGTAACCCCGCCTACTGATGCTTTCGCATTTTTTTCATTTGTTTTTGCAACACTTAATTGTCTTTCTAACTCTTTTAGTCTCCATTCCATATAAGCATCGCTTAACGAACTGTTTTCTGCTTTTTCGAAAACCTCTTTTGGTATATCGTCCGGATTGACGTCAGGAAATCGGTCTAAGAAAGTTTGGTATTCTTTCTTTTTTGCCTCCTCTTTCTCTAATGCTTCCTCTCGCTTTTTAAGTTCGTTCTCCATCTGCTGGTATTTTTTTCTCATTTGACCAGCAGCAATTACTTCCTTAGCAGTTTCTTCTGGAACTCCATTGTTTACCATTTCTTCGATACGGTCTCTTTCTTTGGCTCTTTCTTGTTCTTTCTCGTAAGCCTCTACTTGGTCCATATACTCATCAACAGTAATTCCCATTTCATCTGCTTTGGCTTTAGCATACTTTTCAAGTTTGCTATTTTGTAGATTTTCTAGTTCTTGTAGTTTCTTATCATAATTTAACCCTTTTTGGTAATTAGAAATTAAATCTTCAATAGACTCTACATTGACTTCTTCTTTGTTATACTTTATTTTCCCTTTTAAGGCATCTAACAAAGGTTTAAAATCTACTTCTTCAGTCTCCTTATTACCCTCATCAGTCTCACTTGATTTTTGAGTCTCATTGGTTTCTTCGGTTTCTGAATGTACTTCGTCTGCTTCGTCAATATCTTCAGCAATAACCTCGTTATCAACATCTGCAAAGAAGTCTTCATCTGATTCCATTGTTTCCGTTGGTTTACTTTCAACAATTTCTTCATCTTCCATTTAAATTTCCTCCCTTGGGTATGGTAGCCCATAGTACTTTTATAAGTACTTCTATGCTGCCGTGAAAAGAGTGTGACAAACGGCAACATAAAACTACCTATAAAGGTAGTTGTTTTATTTTTTCTTTTTTCTTTTTAAAATATCATCAGCCTGTTTAATTCCTTTATCAATTGCTTGTCTTCTCTCTGCTTCTGTTAAATTACTGTTGTTCTTTCTTTTTTGTGTATTATCTGAAGCGGAAATGTTATCAGGTGCTTGATTGTATTTTGTATAACTAGAAAATTCACCTTTACTAAAGTAAGGAGAAACATCTTTGTATTTCTTTCCTACTTCTTGTTCCGCTCTTGCATCTTTTGAATCATTTGACGAGTTCAAATTTACATTTCTAACTCCTTGAGTTATGGCAGCTTTTTCTGCATTTTTTAATGCCTCTATTTTTTTTGCTTTTTTCAATTCTTCTTTTTTTCTCACGATTGATTACCTCCAATTTCTTGTAGTTCTCCCATTTTCTTTACTGCGTTTCTATCTATAACTGTTTCTGGTTGCATCATTTTATCCATTCCTGGTTCTCCCATTTGTAAGGTAGAAGCAAGTTCTTCTTGCGTTGGTATTGGGTTTTCCATATCTTGTACTGTGTTATATCCTTCTTGACCTAATGCACCCATCATTTCAAGAACCGTCTTTTCCATCTGCTCTGGTGTTAATTGCATTAAGTTTGACCTTGTTACTGGGTCTAGCGTATCCATAAATTGACCCATTAGGTTATACAATGCCTGTTTATATAGGTCTTGTTGTTCAATAGAGTTAATCAAATCGTTCTTATTTGGAATAATTTCATCAGGAATTCGTTTTAAGTACTCTATAAACTCTATAAATCCATTGTTTAGTAAGTTATCTAATGTTTGAACACTTGCAACTTCTGAGAAGTATGAAGCATTTCCAACATCTGTCTTAATGTGTAGCCACATTCCTTTAAGTGTATCAAAATCAAAATCTTCAACAACTCTTTCGTTTAATGGTCCAGTATATACAACAGGTCTTACACCATAGTAAGTGCCCATCATATCAATTATGATTCTTCCACAATCCTTAACAAACTCATAAAATGCAGCCTTAACATTCTCTAATGGAACGGCAGCACTCTTTTGTATTGCTATGATTGCTGTTGCATTATTCATTGTTACATTTCCTAAAGAAGCATCTCCTACTCCTAAAGTTTCTTTAGTGTATTGCATAGCCAATTCTATAGCCTGCATTATTTGTCCACTCATTGTTGCAGGTTCTAAGTACCCTGCTATATTACGAATTGAGTCTCCTTGTAAGTTTGTTACTGGTATTTGAGCCCCAATTTCATTTGTCCAGCCTTCAATTCTATCAGCATCGTAAACTGCTGTTGGGAATGCTGTTAACATCAAATGGTATATAACCATAGCAAACATTTTATTGATTGCTATTTGGTTAGGAATAATTCCAGTAGTTTCAGCACGTCCGTGATAAGTACCTTTAACTTCCTCCCAGTTGCCAAAAACTATTGGATAATAAGATAACCCTGTTTCCTTCTTTTCGTAGATGTATTGACCTCTTACGGACTTATTAGCATATATTTTGCCATTCTCTTTATAGTATTTAATTATATAAAGGGCTTTTTCATATCCTGCTGCATCATTTTCTACTTTTCCGTTATCTCCCATTTGATAACTTGTCTCTGAGTCAGGTTTGATTGCATCAGAAGTCTTACCATTCTTCTTTGCCTCGTCCTTTAGGTTTTTAACTAAATCTCTACCTACTAGAATGATATAAGGTTGTTTCTCTACTACTCTAGTGTTTGGGTTACCAAATAACACGTTAGTTGAGTCTATTATTTCTGCTTTAATCAACCCTTTTATTTCAGGGTTTGTTTGTTTAAATGGAATTTCGTCCATATCAAAGTACCAATGTAAACACCAGTCTCCTGTATCAAAACCATCTGCTAACATTGTTCTACTTTTTGCATCAAAGTTAATATTTTCTAATACATTTTTGATTTCAGCGTTGGCTAAGTCTGTATTCTTAACTTTTTGTTGCATTGTAATATCATTAGTTTGAGGTCTATATTCCATTGGTTCTATGGATATAGTGATGTTATCAGCCTTTAAAGAGGCAATTTTGAATTG